TTTTTTTATTTTTCTTTTTTTAACAAACTAACTTTATTAACTAACTAACAATACTATGAACCAATAACGATATTAGATAACGAAAGGTTGTCAATGGAATCGCGCGCGGCGAGCAATTCAGCCGCTAGACAGAATCTTTCCAGAGTCGACCAATTGAACTTCTCCCTAGCGAGCAGCTCGAAGAAAGCGGACTGCGCTCTCAGCTTTAAATAAGACGACATCACCAAGGGTGACACGGACGCTGAGCTTGGAGCAGAAAATGGAAGTTTTCCCTCCAGCCAGGCACGTACCACTCTTCGGGAAGCCTTCTTACTTATTGCATCGAACCAGGGTATCAAGTCAGGATGTATCCAATCTTTAGCCAGAGACACATCGGCCTTCCTGTATAGTGCGACTGTACTCGGGCTCAACCCCACGCGCGGATATGCCGACAACGGCACCCTCGCGCCGACTGTTTGCGGTACTGACAAGGCAGGTACGATCGGGTCGAAGTACTCCATCCGTTCCGACGTGTACCGTATCTTCCTACTCCCCGGGGGCTGTACGTTTGGTAGCCAGATCTCGACATATTCGGCAGCGGTGAATACACTTTTACTAGCCATTGCATCTGCCATAGCCGGCTTATGTACAAGCGTCCAATCCACGACCTCTCTAGCAGGGGCTAGCTTCGCCCACTTTCGTAGGGATAGTTCTCCGAGGTGTAGTCCGCCTAAACAAACAGGACTAGCCAACAACGTTTCTACCTGGGTGACGGACAAACCATTTGCCGCCGAGATGTCACGTAGAACTAAGTCTAAACGTGTCCTACCTGTCCTAGAAAACAGTACCAGCCAGGAGCTAAGCATCTCCCTCGCTCTCAGAATACCGTACGGCGGTTCCGGATTGACGGGATTCCGCCAAATCAGCGTTGAGACTGCTCTGGCCGGATACCCGCAAACCCCAGAACGCGTAGCAACCTGCCGTAGGTACTCGTCCCTAGTCTGTGAAATAAAGAACTTCTTTGGATTTACGATGAAACCAGCTTCTTCGTAGTAAGTCCACAGCAGTACAGCACTCGCGTAGCTCGGTGCTACAACCCTATCGTCATCCCCCTGACAGTTGTAGGATAGTAAAGGCCACACTCCGGTTCGGCTCTCGGACAACAAACTGAACCCAAGCAACTGAGCAGCGTTGCACAGTGTCCCGTACAATGCCGTCCATCTCCAGCCCGAGAGTATTCCTTTCTGATACGGTATCTCTTGGTCTCCAACAACTACAAATCCTCCGTCTAGGGCGTATTCTATGTTATTGAACACCTCGAGGTACACAGATAACATCGGTTCGGGGACATGCCGCTGCAGCAACTTCCGTAGAGCACGGTTCACTGCTAATATCATGTCATAGCTTACCATCCGGTCAAATTTACTCTGGTCCAGAGGCATCATCACAACATCGCCGCTTAAGCAGTCAGTGCCCATCCGCTCCCAGAGTTTAATGGTTGCTGAACTCCCCATGAATAACGTGCTATTCGGATGCCCTGATAAGATACGCTCCACGGCTATGCCGACGAACGACATCTGTAGGTACAGTTGAAAGTCGCCAGCGATTACCGCTCTTACTTTACCACGCTCACGCTTCTGAAGTGCCGAATTTCTCTGTTTAGTACGTGTGAACAGACACCGCTTCACATCGGCCGGGGACATTGCCAGACTGCTCGCCCACTTGGTCCGTTTAGCGGTTATCACCTTGCCGTTTAGAACCAGACTCAGCTTCGGTCCATTCGAAGAACCGGGTACGGACCAGTATGCCGGATCGTCACAAAAAGCGTCAACTGTTACCCACCCGGCGTCATCCAGAAACTTTTGCGGCAGGCCGTCCCTGAAGAATCTCTCTAGTCCAGCGTCAAATACTAAAAGAAATTTCTCCTCAGAACCGTCCAACGAGTGTGTGACACGGCCCGTTATCCACTCTCTAATATCGTCGGCAAATATCGAGACCGAGACTGACGGTAGGAAATCAGTCAATAGATTTAAGTCCACAAATATCTTCCAGTCCTCATCCAATAATTCGCCGGCCTTTTTCGCCAACCCTGAGTACTCTCCTAGCATACGTAAAACACTGCCTTCGTCCCCGCATTTGTCAAGTCCCGAGC